GGAAGCTAGAATTTTGATCTACCTACAAAACGCAAACGTAAATCTAAGATTTGCTCGGCAGATGGGAATTAAATTAAACATTGACTATGGATACCTTTTAAGAATTTTAGGAGGAATGGTATCTAAAGAATGGATAGTTCCCATCCGCAGAGAAACAAAAGTATTTTATGAAGTAACCCAACAAGCCCCAACTGAAGAAGCAAAAGAAACAACCAGCCAAAGCTAGAAATATAACATAGAGGAGGAATAGTAATGATACGAAACCTACCTAGAAACGAAGAACTAGCACAAAAGATGCTTTTGAAAGACATCGAGTTCTCTAATATTAGATGGCTTTTAGAAGTTGCAAACCAAGAATACACCGGAAGAACAAACGAACTAAGAGATGCAATAGACCAAGATAACGCAGTTAATCGCTGGAGTTATCCAAAAAAAAACCTAAACCTAATGGAGATGAGGAAAATATGGAACTAGAAGTTAAAAAACCAAACAGACTTGAAGATGGACAACACCAAGGTAAGATTATAGGAATTGAAGCAAGAGATAAACCTTACGAATACTTGGACATTGTGGTTGAGGAAATACCCACCGGAATAAGAATTAAAACAGGTTATCCAAGGATACTGATGAAAGAGTCAAAATTAGGGCTTTTATTCAAGAGATTTGGAACTGAATTAGTTGAGGGTACTAAAGTAGACCCTGAAAAGATCTTGCTAGGAAAGGCCTGTTCCTTCATTGTGATGAACGAACAGACCAACCGAGGAACTTTCCCGAAGATTATTTCGGAAAGTTTAAAAGTAAAGCAATAATCACCTTAGGTATGGATTATGTTACCTTAATATCACAAGTAGGTTTCCCGATAGCGGTAACGTCATACCTTCTTTTTAGATTTGAAAAGATTATTCAAGCAAACACGGAAGCAACTCAGGCACTAAATCAAATTGTTTTGAATTGCCCATACAAAAGAAATGCCAAACGCTAACTATGTCAAAGGAAGAAGAAAAGAATATGCTATTGTACACAGAGAAAAAGCATTGGGAAGGATGGCTTTCCGTACTGCTGGGAGTCATTCTGCTGTTGATGTTGTTTCAATTGATCCTGAACAGATGACAATCTTCTTGATCCAATCAAAACCAGAATCAATGTCAGAAAAGAAGAAACAAGAGATAAGAGATGACAATAATAAGTTTAATGGAAATTATGATGTTGTGTTCTGTATTGAGTGACCACTTTTAGAATTTTTCACACTCCCCCACCCATAAATTTAAATATTTATTGCTCTATCAAGCTTCCAGAGAAGCTTGAGAGTTACAGAAACAAGAAATTCTAGTCTTCTAGTGAAGGGATAACTTCTAAAAGTAATGTGGGGCCTCCGTTAAGTGCAATCCTACGGGATAACTGCGTCGTGACCGGAAACTCCTAGTTCCATCAACTTCGGCGCCATGTCTTTTCGGGCTATATGGCCCGATGGCGACATCCTGAACGTGCGTGCGAAGTTGCTGTTGCACTCCACTACGGCCCCACATTACTAAATTTATTTTGTGGGGGAGTGTTCATCAGTGGATGTTTGGGGGCCCAACCCCAACGACCTACTAAGATATTGGGGGCCCCAACCCCCCGGGGGCTCACTGCGTTCGCCCCGACGACGCACGATATATGGTTTATGATATAGCGAGTCTTGAATGGGTGTGTATTTTAACAACCACAATCCCACACAAAAATTCTAAAAATTATAAAATATTTAGTTTCACAACTTTTATAAATCCCTTGATCCATATGAACCAATATGGTGACAGGCTTATCCAAATACGAACAGGACATAATTCGCAAGCAATTTACGGAAGCAGAAGATCGGATCATTGAGAAGATCAATGCCCGCATGAAAGAGTTATCTAAAGACAAACTCCTTCGTGAGAAAACCGAAGTAGACATCCATAAGAAATTTGGATCATTAAAGAAATGAAGTTAAACTTTGAGTTAGACGAATGGCAGAAAGAAGTCATGCAAGCGGAAGGGAACCTTTGTATAAATTCAGGAAGACAAGTCGGCAAGAGCGCTATAAGTGCCGTAAAAGTGGCAGAGTATATCGCGACGAATCCAAACAAAAAGGTCTTGGTCATTTCTGTGACGGAAGATCAAGCAGAGATGATGCTTCAGAAGATTTTAATACATCTGTTTGATAATCACAAAAATAAAATTTCCAAAGGTAAGGATAAACCAACCAAACATTTGATCAAACTAACCAACAAATCAGAAGTAAGGTGTAAAGCTGTTGGTCAATATGGTATCGGCGTTCTCGGAATGACGTTAGACATTTTGGTTGTCGATGAAGCAGCGTATATGCCAGAGCCAATCTGGCAAAGCGTAACGCCTATGCTCCTCACCACGGGCGGATCAGTGTGGCTTATCAGCACACCAAACGCAAAAGAAGGCTACTTTTATGATGCCTATACTAAACCAGAGATGGGTTTCAAAACATTTCACATCAACAGCGAAGAGGTTGCAGAACAAAGACCAGAACCCCAGCGCACAATTATGCTTAATTACCTCCGATCAGAAAAAGCCAGAATGACAGATTTACAGTATGCTCAACAATACCTAGCTCAGTTCTTAGAAGAATTAAGACAACTATTCCCAGATCAACTGATCCATAAATGCCAGACTGCAAAACGTAAAACCTCTCCTCCTGACCAAAAAAGAGAAGAGTACTTCCTAGGCGTAGACGTTGCCCGAATGGGTGAAGATGAGAGCACATTTGAGGTATTACAGAAAATCCAAGGATATCTGATCCATTGTGAGAACAAAATCACCCAAAAGACTTTAACTACCGAAACCACTAAAATTGTTATTACTATGGATCAACATTACGATTTCAAAAAGATTTATATCGACGATGGTGGTTTGGGAGTTGCTGTATTTGATCAACTCCTTCAGGAAGACCAAACAAAACGGAAAGTCGTTCCAATAAATAATGCCACACGTTCGATTGAAAAGGAAGCAACAAGAAGAAAGAAACTCTTAAAAGAAGACCTTTATCTTAACCTTTTACGATTGATGGAAAGAGGGGAGATCCAACTCTTAGATGATCCGGAGATCTTCCTAAGCTTAAAATCCCTCATGGTAGAATATTCTTCGACGACAAACCAAATAAAGATATACGGGCGGTACACCCACATTGCAGAAGGGTTAATCCGTGCTGCTTGGTGTGTTAGAGAAAATTATTTAAATCCGTACATATTCTTTGCATAAATGGCAGACACAGGCATTTTTGCAACAACCGCAGAGATACAGTATAAAGCCGGTGCCGGTGCAAGTGCAACATCTAAAGCAGAAGCGTATACAAACAGTTTTATTGCTCAAGCCGAGAGTCTAATTAATTGTGTTTGTCGCTATAATTTTTCGGACAATTATTCCACCTTAAACGAAGACACAAAACAACTCCTCAAAGAAGTTGCAAGTAATCTCGCTGCAATCTATGTAATAATGTACGACCTAAGTGGTTACCCTAACAGAATTAACGCTGAAGATATGGTGAACGTTTTACGTGACGGTGCTTTAAGGGGACTCGCAATTCTTAAAGACAAAAAAGTACAGGACTTCATTATTTCGAGCTGATGATATGGCTCACGACTTTAACGCCTTTCCCGAACTAACAAACGGCCAGATGGCAGATTATTATTTTGAATCTCCACACCGCCAGATTACCGAAGATTTTACTGCAATAGTACAAAAAGTCCATGATGGTGACACAATCACCGTAAGATGGAGTGAGAGAGATTTTGATTTTCCTATACGCTTTTCAAATGTTTCTGCAAGAGAGTTAAAAGAGAAACCAGAACGAGATACCTCTTCCCAGTTTTCTGTCGACGGTAAAAGTGCTCAAAAATGGTTAGAAAATAAACTTATCGGGCAAGAAATAATGGTAAGAATTGATCCAAATAATAGAGTAGAAAAGTTTGGTCGCCTTTTAGGAAGGGTCGAACTTCATGGTATTGATATTGGAGAAGAAGAAATATTTTTGGGAATATGTGTTCCATGGGATAATCGTAATGATGGAAAAATTCCAAATGGAATTCCGGTGGTGAAATTTTAATGGCATTACAATTTGGAATGACTCAAACATTCGGACACTCTGGAGAATTTGGTCAAGGATTAGGAAACGTAAGGCCCGGACAAGGAACGGTAGTAGTTGCTAAAGATGGAACAGGAGATACGGACACAATCACCGAAGCATTACAAATATTAACAACCACAACTTTAGGGGGTTTGATCTACATCAAAGAAGGAACATATACCGAAGACATTACAATTCCAAATAGCAAGGTGGTATTGCAAGGATCAGGGTGGGCAACTAAAATTGTAGGTTATATTAAAAATTTAAGTCTGAATGAAGTGAAAATTTTGGATCTAGAAATTGATGCAACAGGAAAAAACAACGGAATAATATCGGGAGGATTTAACAACTTCACAATAAAGGGGTGTTATATTCATGGGGCAAATGATGATGGAATATATTTTGGTTCGGGATCAAAAGCAATAATCTCAAACAACAACATAACTGCAAACGGAAACTCCGGAATTTACCTAACTTCCTCAGACGCAGGAATTGGAGAAATACCGGTGGGAGATCTAACAGGAATATTGGTTTCAAACAATTTTATTTATTCAAATAGTTCGAATGGAATAAGAATTGAGAGTGCAACTTCCCATTTTACCTACTATATAACAATTGTGGGGAATATTATTAGAGATAACGGCACAAGAGAAGTATGGGTGAGATATGCCGAATGCTACGAAACAATTATAACCTCTAACAATTTAGCTGGAACTGCAACAAATAGTATTGTGGATGCGGGAACATCCACCTTAAAAGACATTGGAGGAGTTTCGTTGAACATCTTATAAAATGCCAGAAACCAACATTTCAAACGCAGCAGTGGGAGCAAACTCTATTTTAGATTATACTCCCGACCTAGCTCAAACAGACGGAGCTGGAGATCAAAAAGAAACTACTTACCAAATAACTAACTGGGATTACTGGTTTGGAATGTATAAAACAATCCCCGAACTAAAAATTTCTATCGACGCTAAAAGTACGTGGACCGTTGGAAAAGGATTTAAATCAAACGAATTAACAACGTTAGCATTAAGTGCAATCAAAGGTTTTGGGAAAGAAACGTTTAATTCAATTCTTGCAAACATGATCAGAACGTATCATATTGCAGGTGATAGTTATGCTGAGATTATTCGTAACAAAGAGGGGAGATTAGTTAATTTAAAAACTCTTGATCCGAGTACCATGCGAATAGTCGCAAACAGGAAGGGAATAATCCTCAGATACGAACAGACCGCTAAAATTGGAATTAAAGGAGTAACCGTTCAAACCTTCCAACCCGAAGAAATATTCCACTTGAGCAGAAACAGAATAGCCGACGAGATACATGGTGTTTCTCTTGTTCAAGCTGTGGAATGGATCATACTAGCAAGAAACGAAGCGATGCAAGACTTTAAAAAACTTTTACATCGAAACGTTTTCCCTGTAAGAATATGGCATTTAGATACCGATGTCCCTGCAAAAATAGAAGCTTTTAAAACAAAAGTCGCATCTGCAAAAGGAGAAGCAGAAGATATTTTTATCCCAAAAGGAGCAGTAGAAACGGAAGTTGCCGCTGTTGCTCCAAACGCCACACTTAACCCGCTTCCATGGATCACTCAACTGAATCATTACTTCTTCCAAGCTACGTCTGTCCCTCAGGTTATCGTTGGAGGAAGTCAAGGCATGACAGAAGCGGCGGTTAAGATAGAATATTTGGCGTTCGAGCAAACGGTTGAGGGAGAACAATTGTATATAGAGGAACAAGTCCTCTCTCAATTAAATCTAGAAATAAATTTAGAATTCCCAGCAAGTCTTCAAAACGAAATGTTATCCGATCAGGGAAAAGAAGAAACTATGCAAGCATCAACTCCAGAAGATACGCAGATGACACAAAACGCCGGACAAGTTACAGGGGTGGCTAAATAATGGCAAAGTATGTAAACGGAAAGAAAGTTTCTTCCAGTAAAACTTCTTCAACTTACTCTGATCCGTCTAAAGGAATTTACGCAACAAGAAACCCCGCTGATGTTGCTGCTGGAATAGATGCCAGTAAGATTGGAATGTCAAGAGAGGCACAAACAACAGCCACACAAAAAGAAATCGATACTTACAAAGAAACGGGAAAAAGTCCAGCCATGGAACGAGCTCTTGCAGCTACGGCAGCAC